AGCCTCGCCCTTGTCCTGGATCGCCGGGTTTGAGAGTTTCGCTTCGGCAGCCTGAACCTCGGAGCGCATCTCTTCGACCTGTTGCGGGCGAAGCAGGGGCTTGGTGTCGAACTGCGTGGTCTGTTCCATCAATGCTCCTTACGAGATGGTGGTGTTCAGGGTGCCGCCGGTGCCGCCGCCGACCGTGGAGATGTAGTTGGTGCCGAGCTCGCAGAACGTCGTGGTCGCCATGTCAGTGATGCCTGCGGCGCCAGGGGAAACGCCGAAGATGTTGCGCTCGAACAGGAGGGCCTTGGCGGCGGCGACTCCGGTGCCGGAAAAGCCCTTGGTCATCGCGGTGCCGGTGCATTGCCAGGTGTTGTCGCGGAAGATGCCTGTCAGGGCCGCACCACCCTGCACCGCAACCGCCCAAGAGCCTGTGGTCACGACAATGGTGCATTTGTCCATGAGGAAATCGACGCAGGCCGTGCAATCGACCGCCGGACCCTGAGCGCCGATGGTGTTCATGAGCACGCAATTGATGAAGCTGCAGTACGCCCCTGCCGCGCCGGAAAAGGCGACGCCAATGGTCGAGGTGCTGGCCGCCGCGCTCAATGTCACCGCGCAGTCGATGAACGTATTGCGCGGGGTCGCGATCATGGACATGAAGGTGCGTGCCGTCAGCGGGATCATGTTGATGCCGACAAAAGTCGTGTCTGCAGCCGTATTCGCGACCCCGGTTCCGGCGAAGGTCGAGGTCCAGTTGACCTTGGTGGCGATGGCGTTCTGCCGCACGTTTGGCGAGATGCGCGTGAGCGGATGCGCCGCAACGAAGGTGAGCCCAGCCTTTGACAGAGCCACTTGCGAGGCCGAGGTATGCGTCCCCGGCAGCATCATCACGACATCGCCAGCAGCCGCAGTGGCGTTCGAGATAGCTTGCGCCGGAGTGCGCAGCGCACGATCAGGCGAAAGCCCATCGTTGTCGTTTGAAGCGCTGTAGGTCTTTCCAGCGACCGTGTAGCTATCGGCTGGCGAAACCCACCATACGTCTCCGGTGGTTTGTGGAACGTCGCCCCAGAGGGTGCCGAACTTAGTTAGGTAGCTCATGTTTCAACCCTTTTCGGTTCAATTCGCGGAATCGCAGTTCGGTCGCCCGAAGTTGCGCAATGACTTCTGGCGATCTCCGCGATTTGTCGCCAGAAATCAACGCTCTTGATTCAATCGCCGAAGATGCTTGGCGATGCTTGCACACCAGAAACGGAGCGATGGCTCTAAGAACGCGTTCTGCCCTTCGGTGCGTGACGGTCCATGCCCATGAAGGCGACCAGTTCTTGCTGGCAGTCGCCTTGTGCACGGTGCAAATGCTTCCACCAAACATCAGTTGCAGCTTTTCCAGTGGCGCGAGTTCCGTGTTGGCCGCTCCGACTTTGACGTAGAAGTCGTTTTTCCTATCGCTGCGCAGGTAGAACGAAATCATTCCGTCGCCGTCGATGAAGCCTGCAGCCCAAGCGCGGTCCTCTATCGACCATAAGGAGAAATCACCTCCTTCGTGGTCGATTACCATCAGAGCCCCGATTTCCTGACGTAGAACGGCCCGCGCTTGCCGGTGGTGGGGTCGCCCCCGGACCTGTTCGGCCCGGTCTTGCCCTCACCCTTCGGCCCGCCTGAGCCCATGGCCTTGCCACCGCCGCCTTCGCCGCCTGATTGCTTCGAGGGCGTCACGTCGCTCGAGTGATACTTGTTCGGCATGTCGCTCTCCTAGTAGCGCGTCGGCTTCGTCGGCATGCGCTTCTTCTTCGCGCGCGCCGCGATCTCGGCGTCCGAGCCCATGGAGCCGCGACAGACCGCCCAGGCGTTCTTGACCCCTTGCCCCTTGGCCTTGACGTGCCTGACGCAGCGCTCCAGAGCGGCCGGCAATCAAGTCACCTGCGCGCCGTTGATCCAGCGCCAGTCGATGTAGGTCATGCCGTGGCGAACGTACCCGCGCCACTTCGCAACCAGGGTGTCGAAGTCCTCGACCATCGCGAACTCCGCGGCGACGCGATCCGACCAGAACGCGGCCGCCCGGCGCATCGCGCCGTCGCACATGAACCAGTTGTTCGTGTCGGTGAAGTAGCGCCACTCGTAGGTCTTGTAGCGGCCCTCGTGGAAGTTGCGGTTGTTGTTGGCGGTGTCGACCTTGCCCTGGGACTTCGTGATCTCGAACGCGGCTTCCGAGAGATCCGGCGGATACCAGAGCTCATCGGGCTGGATCTCGATCCGCTCGGCCTGGTCGCCACGGAACCCGACCATCTGCAGGCGTGCGGCGAAGACGGCGGTCGCCGTAAGGCTCGCGGTCGTCAGGTTGTCGAAGCCCGTCGCGGTGGATGCGCCGCTCGTCGTGGTGTGCGAATTGGAGCACAGCGCCACGCCTTCCGAGTGCGAGTAGAAGAGCGTGTCATTCGAGAAGGCATTGTTGAAGAGCCGCGCGCCGTGCTTTTGCCTCGTGCGGTGCAGGGCCTCGGCCATGCCCTTCGGCTTTTGGTCCATGATGTGATACTGGTCGTCGTCGTAGAGCTTGCGATCGACCTGCATGCCCTTCGCGAACTCGACCGGCGTCATCGTCACGTCGTAGCCCTGGTTGATCGAGCTGTAGGGAATCGTTCCGGTGAACTCGTCCCAGTCGGTGAGCGTGCCGACCTGGCTCCAGGTCATGTTGTTGCGGCCGTTCGTGCCGACCATCGTGAAGACCTCGCCCAGCATGTCGGGAAGCTGGCGGTGGGTATCCTGGAAGATCTTCTGGAAGCGGGGATCCAAAAGGTCCCCATACGAACCGCTTGTCATGGGAGTAGCCATCACGCGCTCCTTTTCAGTTCAATCACTTCGGCGGATTGCGTTTGGGGTTCGCCTCTGCGATTCAGTTGCAAACAACGAGAATAGATCGCCTCGTCCTGCTCTTTGAATTCATACCAGTGCTTGACGGAGCCAGTGCGGCCCAGCCTGCACTTGCTGAATTCAAGCACTAGCTCTGCTTGTTCTGCCTTACCGACGAGATAAGGAATTAACATTGGCAGAATCAGCACCATCGCCGTCTGCGTATTCGCAGCGACGCGATAGCCGAGCTTGTGCCCATCGGGGCGTTTGTGATTCGTGACGACCAAGTTGTGGGGCTTCCCAGTAACCGCCGTCATGATGCTGCGCGCCTTTTCCAAAATGCGCAGATCGGTATTGGCGATCTGGAAATGCGGACGAAGGTACGGATGCGGATTACGCTTGTCATTGGTACGATGTAGGCCAATCGTTCCCTCTCCGTCCACAATCCCGGCGAACCACGCGAGTTCAACTTCGGTTGGTCTGCTCATGGCCGGTCAGGTTACGGTCGCGCCGAGCAGGCTGTCGGCGAACTGAATGAGGGCGTAGCTCTCAGTGGTGCCGCTGCCTGCGGCGTCGTTCAGGATCATCTCGATCGTGATGACGGTCGCATCGCCGGAAAGCGCCACTGTGGCGTCGAGGTTCGTCATGTCCGTGCCGAACTGCGCGAGAATGCCGTGCAGCGGATGGACGTTCGCGTAGAGAAACTGGTCGCCCACCGCGATGTCGAACGGGAAAGCGACCTCCACCGTGGCGTCGTTCGCAGCCGTGCTGACGATCTTTCTTGCCTTGCCGGAATTCGCCCCCGAATATCCCCAGACCGTGCCTTCGTCCAGGTCGGGCGAATTCGGATCGAAGGCCGAGGTAACGACCGAAAGGCCGTCGGCCGAAGCCGTGGTGATCGTCGCCGCCGACAGGGCTTCGTTCGCCGCACCGCCGGCCAAGCGCGCCCGGTAGACGGCAAGCGGATTGATGATGGTGGACTGCAGGCGCGCGGTGTCGGAATTGTCCGACTGCTGCGCGGTGACGTAGGTGCCTGCCGTGTCGATGTTGACGCCGACGAAATCCACGGCGCCGGAGACGGTGGCTACCACGAGGCCGGTGCCGCTGGAAGCGCCCTTCAGATAGGGCCGGCCGATCGTCGTGTTGGTGGCCGCGACCTGGTACTTCTTGACGATCGCAGTCGAGCCGCCGGAAAGGTCGTATTGAAACTCCATCGCCGTTCTCCTTTGCGCGGCCCGAAGGCCGTTCAAGATCAGTGAACTACGATGTATGCTTTAGCCGCTGTACAGTGTTCCGTACTCCATCGCGACCCGGGCCCGGTGCCAGAGCTTTCGCTGCTCGAGTGCGTCAGCAGCGTTCAAGTACAGCCATGACAAGCCGAACACCTTGCATACGTCGCATCTACCTTGCACGCGCTTCATGTTCGGCGCCGGGTGCAGCTCGTAATGAGCCGCGCGCGGCTTGAACTTGCGCGCATGCTGGTCGCATAGGATTACGGCTTTGCGAAGCGCGATCATGTCGTCCAGGTTCGCCGAGCCGCTGGTATAGCGGTTGGGCCTGAACTCCGTGCGAGCCACATCGGCCCGCTTGATCTCTCGCGCCGTGTACTTCCGCGGGATGAGGATCGTTCCCGCCACAGCGCGTTACGCCGGCTTGCCTTTGGCGAACTTCCGTTCCTCGGCTACGGCCTTCCAGTCCTTGACGATGCCCCTGTTGATGAGGTTCTGGTAGTGGGTCTTCTCGCGTTCGGTCAGCCCTTTCGGGGCTCCGTCCGCGTCCGCGCCGGCACCTTCACCCGGTCGCTCGCCACCGCCGACCTCAACATGGGACTCGCCTGGACCGTTCTTGCCTGTGCTCCTGGATGCCCGGATCACCTCGGGGTCTCCGAACGCGGCGCGTAAGGCGGCGACTTCCGTCACCTTGTTGTCTGGAAAACCCATCTCGATCAGTGCCTTGAACTCTTTTTCGGCCTTGGCGCGTTCCTTTGCGCCGACTTCCCATGCGGCCGGAATGAGCGTCCGGTACTCCTCGAGCTGGCGTTTCACCACCGACTCGCGCTGCTGTCCTACGACCTCGCCGCGGGCTGCTTCCCGGGCCTTGCGCTCGGCCGTCTCGACGACCTGGCGCTCCCAGTGGGCATCTGCCGCGTCCTGCGTGATCTTGCCGTCCTCGACGAGCTGCTTCAACTCGGTGCGGCTGAGTGGCTTCGCCGGTTCCGGCTTCGCGCGCTCGGCCTTCAGGGCTTCCAACTCCGCTCGCACTCTCTGGGCCTCTTCGCCCGCGCGCGCTGCGGCGCCCTTCGCCTCGTTCACCATCTCGTCGACACGTACCTTCGGCAACCATGAGCCGTCCGAGGGGGGCTTCCATCCGCCATCACCCTTTTGCGACCCATCTCCAGGAGGAGCTTTGTCCTGCCCTGCCGCTTCTTCGCTCATATTGCCGAGCCTTTGCTCGATGTCAGATGCCGTCGGCGCACCGAATTACTCGACCGATTGGCGCGGACAGTGAACCTAGTTTCTGAGGTTGTCAAGTTTCCGACAGTGACCGGCTTGGTCACATGTCGAGATTCCGACAAAAAGACGGCCCACAGCGATTGCTGGGGCCGTCAAGGAGCGGGTGTTAAGGCACCCGCGGCGCGCCCGGTAGGGGGAGGAGAACCCCGAGCGGCGCAACAATCAGCCTACAGCGACGCTTCGAGCTCCGCAACAGCTTTCTGGGCCCGCTCGCCCGACTCGCGGATCCACTTCGGCAGCAGGATCATCTCGCGCAGCGTCTCGGCGCGCGTCTGATAGACGGTGACGAGGACTGCGGCGACCTTCGCTTTGTCCTCATCGACCAGCACCAGCGCCGCTGCCTGCTCGCGCTTTGCTTCGACCATGCGCTCGGCGGCCTTGATGTGGGCTTCGATGAAGCGCAAGTAGTAGTCCCAGTTCTTGTCGCCGGTCAGCGCCGCCATGCGCGGGACTTCCTGCGCCATCCCTTTCAACTCGTTGATGCGCGACTGGCCCTGCGGCGTCTCGCGCAGGCGTGCTCGATACTCGTCCAAGCTCGTGCTCATGGTGCCCCCATGGTTATGCGGTACATCTGCAGCATCTCGCGGAATTCCCTCTCGTCGCGCGCTCTGGGCTCGGCGCGCGCCTTGCGGTAGGTCTGGATCAGGTGCAGGTAGTAGGGCGGCGAGATGACGAAATCGGTGGGTCTTGCGACAGCGGCCAAGCCGAGGCCAACTTCTTCTTCTGCGGCAGCTTCACCGCCCCAAGATGCAGCGAGCCAGGAATCATAGGCCCAAGCGGCATCGGCCCAGTGGTTAAGGTTCATCCCACCACTCTCCGCGCCGAGCGGCGCAAAGGCACCATCGACCCAGAGACCATCGTCGAAACCGTGTAGTGCGTGGCTCATGCTGGTCCCCAAGGCGTAGCGGCCCCGTCGCCCGTGAGCGCGGTGTCGTTGATGTACTGCGTGTTAGCGTCCACCTGATTCGCCACCGTGAAGGTGAGCTTGTCGGTCTGCACCTTGATCGCGTCCACCACGGTATCGACAGTGGTGATAAGACCGTCCAGTGTCGTCCCGGTATCGACTAGGATCGCGGCAATAGAAGTATTGTCCGGTGCCGTGTAGCCAGCGGTCGCAAGGCGGCTTGAAATCGCCGCATCGAGGTCCGTTTCCACCAGCAGACCATAACTCCCGGCGGCTCCGTAGGTTGCAGTGGCAGCGTTCCAAACTGCATCGGCAATCACGGCATCCGAAGTTGCATCCGCCAGCGCCACAGCGGTAAGACCGGCGCCAGCAGCCCCGATCTCTGCGGTGTCAACTAGGATCGAATCGACGTTGCCATCGACTATCGCCAAAGCTGCGTCCAGCGTCGTTCCCGTATCCACGAGAACAGCATCCGCAACCGCCTTAAGCGCGATGATGTCAGCGGCAATATCTACTCCTGCCGCGTTCGTAATGACAGCGGCCTGAATGGCGTCAAGTTCCGCTTGCAGGGTCGTCCCAGTGTCAACGAGGATCGCGGCTGTGTCCGTCTTGATCGCTGCTGTGGACCGCTTCCCGATGCTGAAGTGCGCGATGACGTAGCCGATTACGGAAATTGAATCAACGGTGCCTGCGGTTAGGACCAAAACATAGTCCGTTGCGTCCGCGTAGCCGTTCGCAGCAGTTGCCACAACGCGGACGTTGTTCAGTCCGGTCAAACTGTCAAAGTTCGCCGACAGCGTGATGCCAGCCGTGAGTTGGGTTAGGCTGTTCCCAGGATAGGCGGACACAACTCCGCTCGTCAGCGCGCTTCCAAGTCCGGTCGAATCAATCGTCGTAAACTTAATATCGAACGTTGACTCTAGGGTGAAGTCTCCGGCGTTCATATCCTGACGAGGCCTCCGGCAATCCTAGATCTGAATCCACCACCAGGAGCGTCGGCGGCTGGCTGAATCGCATACGCCCACGACCCACTCGCCGCATTGGTCTGCGTCCAGGTAAGCGCGCCAGTCGCACCAGCACTCGCCTTCTCCGCGCTCGCATGGGCGATGGATGAATCCGTGCCACCAGTTGAAAGTCTCTCAGCGCGTTCGGTCAATGTTCCAGGCGAAGTGCAGGCTTGTGTCGCTACGGCAAGGTCGGGGGAATTGACCACCACCAGCACGACCCACGCAGCAGCAGTTGCGGTAGTGATCTCGGCCTGCGTCTCGTTACCGGAGGCATTTTCCTCACCGACAATCGTTGCGTCGGCCAAAGGATCGCCAGAAGCTAGCGCACCACGGTACTGCGTGAGGATAGCCGCGCAAGAGTTTGTAAGACTCGACCCAGTAACAGTCTGCGTTGCGTGGTCGCCTGTAGCTCGCGTCCAGTAGGTTTTCCCGCTGAATGCAGACGTAGCGAACAACTGACTGTGCTTCAGCGTCCACGTCAGCCCGCCCACCGTTACCGAAGTCCCGCCGATAGTTCCGTTGCCAGTGCCACGATGGCAGAACTCCAGAATCAAGACATCGCCAGCCGCAGTCGTCGGCAGCGTGATGCTGAAACTCGT